GTTGCACCTGAGCCGGCGGAATCAGGTGCTAAGGAAGTGTACTACTTCCCTGACCTTGAGGGTCACGAAATATCAGTTCGAGCCACCTCTCAAGAGGAGGCTGTAAAGTTGGCGAAAGAGAAGCTCGCCAAGGAGGTAAACAATGGCTAAAGTTATCGGCCGACTGACCACCATATATATCGGCAACGAAACCACTCGAGGCACACTCGGCACGCCGACATTCGCAGTGCCAACCAAAACGCTGAGCATTGACGACAAGCCGACGTACGTTCACAACGACAGCGCCTACGGCAACATTTCAGAACACAACGCCAGCGACGTTATCAACGTGACCGCTGAGGGCGGCTACGACGGCAAAGTGTTCGATCACATTATCGGCGCAGAGCTGCGAGCCGTATTCGGCCAAGCTCCAACCACCACTGAAAAGAGCGGCGCGAAGCAGCACGTGTTCAAGATGATAAACAACAACAGCCATGACGCGCTGTCCATCTTCGTCAAAGAGCCAGAGCAGAAGTACTCATACGAGCTGGGAATGGTTGAATCATTCACAATTACTGCAGCAATCGACGACTACCTGATGAGGGCTATCGACTTTAAGTCCCGCCGATCAAAGCCGTGGACTCCTGCCACACCGCCAGCATTCACGCGCGGCCATGAGTTCCTGGCGCGAAACCTGGCAGTTAAGATGGCCGATAACGCAGCAGGACTTGCTGCTTCGCCAGCGCGAAAAATCAAGTCATTCTCTCTCGAGATTTCAAAGAACCTGGACGTGCAGTATGTGTTCGGCACAGACACACCAGACGACATTCAGAACCAGCAGCTGAACGTTACCGGGTCATTCGATTACTACCCAGCACAAGAGGACGTGCGACAGGTATGTCTGAGCGGCAAACCGCAGGCCATTCAGTTTATCGCCGAAAACAAGGCGGTGGAAATTGGCACGGGCCAGCACCCAACGCTACAGTTTGATTTCCCAACCGTAGCAATTACCGAAGACAGCCGAAGCCGTGACAACAACGCAGTCGAGACGCGAAGCGCGAAGTTCCAGGCGAACTACAGCCTCGAGGACGCTGCAGCTATCACCGCAACGCTGATCAACATGGTTACTAAATATTAATTCGAGCAAAGGAGTAGGAGATGCCACGAATTAGCAAAGACAATATCAAAATTACAACGCCAGTGCTTGGCTGCGATGTCGAGCTGCTGCCATACGCCACAGCCGAGCTGTCGCAGATGAACGAGGCGGTGTTCTTGGCTTATGCGAACTTTGACCTCAATGGAGCGGTTCAGGGTGAATCGATGAGCGAAGATGACATCAAAGAGACTATGCGATTTGATAAGCTGCCAGCAACCGCCATCAGCGAAATCAAAAACAACGCTATAAAGTTTTTGGTGGTCACGGTTGACGGCGACGACTTCGGCGGTGATGATGACGCTAAACTCAAGAGCTTGCTGAAACTGCCACGTGAGGACTTTGACTTTATCCAGGAAAAGATCGAGGAGATCACAGGAGAAGTCATGAACCCAAAAGGCGAGCAAAAATCAGCGCAGCCTACGCCAAAGCCATAGCCGGCGTTAAGCACGCGAAAATACCGCAGGAGATCCAAATTGCTACCATTTGCCAGACCATGGGCTGGACATTCCAAGACTACGTAAGCCAACCTCACTGGTTGATTCAAGCCATCGAGATAAAACTAAACGAGGAGGGCTACGAAGCCGAACGCCAGGAGGCGGAGATGAGACGAAAATCTAAATATTAAGGGGTAGCAATGGACGACAGCCAGCTCAGACTTGTGATTGAAGCGCAGAACCGTGCGAGTAAGACGCTCAGCCAGATTCAGCGCGATGTCGAGAAGTTGAGCAGCTCGATGAAGTCGAGTATGTCGTCCGCTGCTGGCTCGACCTCATCATTTGCCTCCAAGGCAGCAAGCGCCCTGGACGGCATGGCTTCGGGGATTATGAAGCTGATCAAGACCGCCGCCGCATTCACAGCCGGCGGTGCTTTTGGTGGCAAATATTTCGTCGACCTTGCCAGCAGCCTGCAGATGACCCAGCGCCAGATTGGCGTTTTGACTGGCAGCGTTGGTGAAGCGAACAAAGTATTCGGCCAGCTGTACAACTATACGCTCGGCAAGCCGATTGCATTCCCAGACGCTTCCAAAGCAGCCAAAACGCTGCTAGGATACGGCCGAACCACGCAAACCGTCGTCAAGGATATGGACACGTTATCTCGCATGTCTATCGTCAATGGCGCAGACCTGCAAGCCCTAGCGTTAGTATTCGGCCAGGTGACCAGCCGCGGCGCGCTGTTTGGCCAGGACGCGCTCCAGCTGATCAACAACAATATCCCATTGACGACAATCCTCGCTCGGCACTTCGGCATATCCATGCAAGAAGCCAGCGAGAAGATAAACGGCGGCAAAGTTAAGGCTGAAGAGTTCGTCAAGGCGATGGAAAACTACGCGGCCAGCCTTGACATCGGCCAGATGACCGACACGTTCCAAAACCGCATGATAAGCCTGAGCGGTACGATACGAAGCGTCGGCTTGGAAATCCTGGGAATTAAGATCGACCCGATAAAAGGCATGGTGATTGAAGCCGGCGGCCTGTTTGACCAGATGAGCAACCGCGTCACCGAGACCACGAAATTTATCAAAGAGCATCGCGAGGAAATCGTCAAGGTGGTGACGTTTATCCTGCAGAACGCAGTCCCAGCGCTCAAGGTTTTAATTGGCATGTACGTCGCCGCAAAAGCGGCCGCTCTCGGCTTTAAGACAGCGGTGGCAGTTAGCGATATCAGCAAAGGCTGGAAAGATGTCACGAAAGTCACGAAAGAGGGAGCGACGGCCTGGACGTTTGTTGGTGCAGCTGCAAAGACTGCCGTCAAGGGAATAACCAGCGCGCTTGGTGTAATGGGGACGGTCGGCAAGGTGGTATTTTCGGGCCTGAGCAGCGGAGCGGCCGGACTTGGAGCGGCAATCAGCTCGATACCGATCGTTGGCTGGATAGCGATTATTGTCACTGCGGTGGTTGGCTTTGTTGCTTGGCTTTACGCCACGAACGAGGGATTCCGAAACTTCGTCAACGGAATCGTCAGCCAGATAGGAGCGGTGCTAGGGCAGATAGGAGCAGTGATTGGTTCTGTCGTTGGAAGTATTGCCGGCGCGATAGGCTCGGTAATTGGCGTAGTGACGAATATCGTCGGCACGATCGCAGGAGCGATTGGAACTGCCGCAAGCGTCATCGGTTCGGTGATTGGTGTGATTGCCGGTGTGGTGGCGAAAGGGATCGGCGTTGTTGTCGGCGTGATAAGCACCATCATTGGTGTGATAGGCAAAATCGTTGGCGTGATAAGCAAAGTCATCGGCACGATACTAAACATCTTGACCCCTGTATTCCAGATTATAGATTTGATAATAACCGCCATTGTTGGACTTGGCCAAATAATTTGGATTATATTCAGCGGAATCGCCGAAGTCGTATGGACGATAATAAGCACCGTTGTGCAAATTATCGGTGTAGTATTTTATGGCACGATCATGGCCATTTGGAATAACGTGCTTGTGCCGTTTGGCGAGGCAGTCGGCTATATCTTTACGCACATGGGCGAAGTCGTCAGCATGGTCATGAACGTCATCGCCACCGTTGTAGACGTTATCGTTAATGTCATTAGCTCATCAATGAGCGTCATAATGTCGGTTGTTACCACGGTTTGGAACGCCATCGCTGCCGTGATAGCGCCGATACTGCAAGTCATCTGGACGGTGATATCGACAGTGTTCAACGCTATTGTCGGCGTGATAAGCAGCGTGATGAGCGCCATCTGGGGAGTGATCACGGCGGTTTGGAACGCCATATTGCCATTCATTCAGCCGATACTTAACGTGATGAGCGCCGTCATCGGTGCGGTCTTTAGCGGCATTGCAGCTGTGGTGAACGGCCTGATGAACGCCATCAAGAACTACATCATCAACCCAGTGGCCACCGCAGTAGGCTACGTGGTTGGCACGGTTGGCCAGATTGCCACCTCGATCAAAAACGCAGTCCAGAACGCCTACAACGCAGTGGCCGGTTTTGTCGGAAACTTTACCAGCGCCGGCAAGAACCTGATCGATGGAATCGTCAAGGGAGTTGCGAGCGCGAAAGACGCGGTGGTCAATAAAATCAAGGAAATCTGTAGCGGCGCGCTCGATGCCGTGAAGAACTTCTTCGGTATCAAGTCGCCGAGCCGCGTGATGGCGCAGATGGGTAAATTTATGATGCAAGGCTGGAGCGGCGGCTTGGAAAGTATGCGAGACGCTGTCGTTAAAACCGCCACAGACATCGCTAGCGACGTTTACGACGGTTTGAGCGGTGACATGTCACTTGGCGGCTTATCGTTTGCGGGAAGCGGTATCAACGGGCCAGGAGCGACGCTCGCTGGTAGCGGCGGTGTCACTAACGTCAGTAATTCTGGCGGCAACCGAAACACGACAAACCAGTTCAATGGGCAAATTGTAATAAATACGCCAGAGGCAGCCGACGCGTTCTTCAAGAGACTTGACCGCGATGGCGACCTGGCATCGATGGGAGTACCGACGTAATGAACGGCGACAGACGCAGATTTTTATTAAACGGATTTGACCTCAATAACGGCGGCAACGTCCGAGTGCAATCCACAAACCTATTCGGCATAGCCAAGCGAACCGTCGACAGCGGTGACCTGGCACGAGACGACGGCCGAATCCTGCTGAATAGCGGCCACTTTGCGGGGCGAACCATCTCTGTCGCCGGGCAAGTTTCAGCGTCGAGCCAGCGGGAGTGCGACTGGCTAATCGACTGGCTGAAGCGAACGTTGACGTTCGGCCAGAAAATCGAGCTGGCGACGAATTTCCCAGAGGGCTATCGAATTTGGAGCGGCGTGGCCACGAACCTAAACATCAGCCGCGGATCATTCGACGTTAGCCGCGCCGGCTTCAGTTTTGAGATGGAGTGCGAATCGCCGGCAGCTAGGTCGTCGGTCGGCCTGATTGATTTCAGCGCCACCACAAACATAAGTACGGCCGCAAGCGCCATCTCCGTCGAGAATATCGGGACATATCGAGCAAAACCTACTATAATCATTAGCAGCAGCAGCAGCAGCAGCAGCACTGAGATAACGCTTGGAAATCCAGACAGCAGCGAATACCTGACGTTCAATGCGAACCTGAAAGCCGGCGACGTGATAACAGTCGACTGCGAGGCCAAGACTATTATCCACAACAGCATGCAGCTGCGAGCTAGCGGCACATTCCCATGCTGGGAGTACGGAGCGGGAATGCTTGAGTATCAAGACAACCTGGCCGCACGAAACCACCAGTTGCGAGCCGTTTATAACCCAAAATATATCTAAACAGGAGGGAAGTAATGCCAAAAACATACAACGAACGAAAGCGCTCAGTGAAGTTCCTGCTCGGAATTGAGGTCGAGAAGCGAACCGGCGGCGTTTATGCTGGCTTGCTTGAAAAACACCCAAATTATACCGGCGACACCAAGAGCGAGCCGAAAGAAAATTACAAAAGAGGCAAGGTGTCCTCCTGGAAAATTGACGACAAGGACGGCACGGCCACCAACGACAGCGTCGTGGCGATTCAAGTGCCAGGCGGCGTTTTCAGGTACTGGGCATTGTTTACAGCAGAAACCGGCGGCGAGATGATCGCGTTTGACGCACTGCCGTGGCCGCTTGAAGTGATGGCGCCTGAAACTTTGCAGGTGCAACCAGGCAACCTAACTATTGTGGAGGCTTAGCCGATGGCACAGCTCCAGACGAAGAAACCTCAGTCGTATTCTATTACCGGAGGCGGCGACTATTTCTATACGTGGAAAAACACAGAAATTGAGCCACATACCGGTGAATTTCATTCATCGACAACATTGTCAGGGCCTAACTCTGTAAATATTGGGCGGGCGAGGCTACGAATCGACGGGCAGGAAGTCGGCAATATTCATATTGGCAGCATTGCCAACTTTTTCAAACCACAATTCGTCTTGACTGGCACGATGGACGAATGGGGCGTGACAGCTGAACAGTTGAAAAGCAGCGACGTCGGCTTCTCCTTTAAGTTCAAAATAATTGATATGTTCTCTGGTAACACCTGGATGACCGACGGGGTGGTACTTGACGGATTTGACCTGTCAACGCTCAATAGCGATGTTGTGCCGAAAAAGATATCATTCGCGTTCGACGGAGACGGACAGCCGATCGGCGGCGGGAGCATATCGATGCAAATCACCAGCGTTCATCTCGTACTTGAAGCCGACGTCACTTATCGATTTAATATTACTAACGAAATCAAGATGATGGCGACGCTTTCGCAGAAGCAACCTAGCAATGAGGCGGCCGAAGTCATATACAGCGCCTATCTTAAGGACGGAACGTACCTTGGTCAGATAAATACCGTGACCAGCACACCGGCTATCCAGTCGGAAGTCAACTCGCTGCATTCGCACATGACAATGAAGTTGACTCAAAACGACGCGACAACACGCAGCGTGGTCACTGAAATTATGACCGAGATAAACGAAAACATGCTGACTGAGCTTGGCTATAAGATAGTGGGGAGCATGACCACGCCGATGGGACTTGGAAGCGGCACAAACATCGACACCAACGTCAATATCAGTGCCAGCGTTCGATATGGCGAGTACCTGCCATGGCTAACTGAGGACGGCAAAAACATCATCACCGAGGACGCGAGGATTATCGTGGTGGCTGACGGCCATCCAGAGGGCCGCTCTTTATTTAATGGATATATCAGTCAGTGGGAGTTGTCGGCAGGAAACACCGACAGCCAGGTGACTGCAACAGTCCTCAGCCACTCACAGGAGCTAAATCATATCTATCTGCAGACCGAAGCAGAGGTAGCTTACCAACATAAGCCGTACGGGCTGGCGACGATAGGCTTCGGCTCGAGTCGATGGGGGTACTGCAACGAAATAATTCAGACCATACAGGTAACCACCGGCAGCAAGACGGTCGCTGGTATTGAGCTTTATTCAGTATGCTCTCCAGGGCTTAGGCAAGATCTCCTAGCCGAAAATATGACTACGCTGTATGCTGAGCTATTTTCGTACTCGACCGACATAAACCACGGGACGATTGAAGCTAGTGGCGCTGTGGTGATACCAGTAGGCCGCAGCGTATACGAAAAATTATTTATACCGTTCAATAAGAGCGTACGAATGACTAACGGCAAACGCTTCATTATTAAATTGTCGGCACAAGGTGGATCACAGTATAAAGACAGCTTCCCATATCCAGTAGAGCTGCTGGTTGACAGACGCGGCCGCTTCACTACCGGCCAGGGATTGCAGCATAACAATTATCACGACAATCCGTTCTGGCAAGATTTCGGCTGGGATTTGGCATTCTCTCTCTACGAAAAACCAGGCGACTACAAGCGAGCCTTTTATTCGCAAGACCCAAGCGACATCTTGCGAGAGCTGATAGACTTCGCGCAGAAGCAAGGCGCACGCTGTCGCTACACCGAATCCAGCATCGAAGACACCGGCACCAAGGTGACTATTCGCTTTAATGACGTAACGACAATTAGCGAAGCTATCGCTGCCGTGTTTAAATCGATGCCAGCTGACTGGCACTATTACTACGACTACGCTGAGAATATCGTGCATGCCCACCCGAGGCCGACAACCGTGAAGCGAAAGCTGCAGCGCGGCAAAAACGTCATCGGCACACCGAAACTCGTCAAGACTATCGAGGAGCTGGTGAACGACGTGATATTCATTGGTGGCGAAAAGGCAGATGGTAAAACACTCGTGGTGGCCGGCCGAGACGACCACAGTATCGCCGAGATACGCCGCGGCTTCAAGAAACTGTCCGACAGTCGCTATAAGGACGAGACCAGCGCCAGGTTGGTGGTCGAGGGCGAGATTCAGCGAGGCAGTAAACCGGTATTCTCGGGCGAAGCGACGTTCGCATCACCAAAATATGAGGCGTTGGACATTCATCTTGGCGAACTGACGCAGTACCAGGGATTTAGTGCGACGATGGACGCGCCGGAAATGCAGATTGTCGCCATCACGCAGAAGCTCGAGACTGCAGAATTGAAATTCAACATACTACGGCCGAGATTATCGAAGCGAATCCAAGACTTGAAGCGCAATATGGACAACCGCAACCGCGAACGCGAATCAGAGTGATATAATAAAGCTAAACGAAAGGAATCAGCAAAATGAACCCAGGTCAGCAAAAAATAAGTCAATTTCAGCCGGTAGAAAGCACCAGAGCGAACGATATCATACCGATTGTGCGCGATGGACAAAACCGATCAATCACGATCGGTAAATTCACCGGTGTTTTGCCAAGCGGCTGGACGACACCAGCTGAACACTGGACTTATAGCAGTTTTGACAACGGAATAGCTGCGATTACCGTTCCAGAGGGCGACATTCGCCGCTATCCAAACGGCCTACGGGTGCAGTTTAAGCAGGGGACACCGCCGACAACCAGATTCGGCATTGTTGTAGCGTCTACATCAACTATGGTTTATCTTTATATGATAAACGGTACGACGCTAGAGAACCTAGAGATCCGCGATATCTTTATCTCGCCAGACTTCGCCCCAGGAACCGACGAGGCGGTGAATTTTAATGTAGAGCCGACGATTATAAAGAGAGAGCCGGTCGGCGTACTGCTTTGTGAATATATTCGAAGAGGAAATATGGTAACCGCCATTGTTAAAACTAATGCTATTATGCCTACGGGGCAATCAAAAGCTCAGCACAATCCAGGTACAGGCATTGTTGATTCTAAAGTCCCTAAAGGATTTAAAGTCTCGCCACTTCAAGATGAAGCCACAATGACGCTGACCGGCTGGAATTCAGGGCGATTAAACGCTGTAGGGTCAATTAGGTTCTTTAGCGGCGATCAAGATTACATATTTTACGTTGCGAACAATGGCCATAACGAATGGTATGGCACAACCAGCTGGATTACCGACGACCCATTCCCGGTAACGCTATAGCTTTATTTACAACACGGCCGATAAAGCTTTGCAGGAAGCTGGCATAAAATGCTAAAATTAGTTTGATGAACGAGCAAAATAAAGATAGTGAAGCGCTGCTGCATGAGATCGATAAAAAGGTGGCTATTCTCTCGACAGACATGGACTATACGAAAAGATCCGTGGCAAAAATTGAAGGATCAGTCGATTCTCTAGTACAGCAACTGGCTAGTATGAAATTTGTCACGCCGGAGATTTTGACAAACTATATCGACAAGCACTCGGCCGATCACGATAAGATAAATGAACGGCTCGAGGCGCTCGAAGACAAGGCTGAGACTGAAGCCAAGTCAATGATGGCTATGCTGCGGCTAAAATTCAAGGATTGGGCGGCAAACGCAATCGTTATATTAGTGATTGGTTTAATGCTGTTTATTTTGATGAAATTAATCGACGGTAGCGTGAGAATCCCGCCCGTGCTATCATAAAGGTATGAGAGTTAATGCTACCAAACGTTCAGTTGGGCGATGGATCGCCCGCATACTTTTGACAATTCTAATAGTGATGATTTTAGCCGGAGCGGCCGTCGTTTGGCGGTGGTATCCGGTGATTGACCGCTTGATGAATTGGTGCAAATATTATCCGCAATCGCTTGGCGATTGTAGCGAAGTAATAAGAAAGGGGAGTCAATGAAAGGAATTGACATATCAAGCTGGCAGGCTGGCTTAGACGCTGGTAAAATCCCGGCAGATTTCGTCATCGTAAAGGCGACCGAGGGAACGAACTACGTCAACCCAAGCTGCGATCAGCACTATCAGCAAGCAGCAGCGGCTGGTAAAAAGCTCGGCGTTTACCATTTTGCGAGAAACGGCAGCAATGACGCGATCGCTGAAGCTGACTTTTTCGTCGACAACATTCAAGGATACATCAAGCACGCCATGCTTGTCCTTGACTGGGAAGACGGCGGCAACGTTGGCGACGTAGCGTGGGCGCGCCGCTGGCTTGATCGAGTGCAAGAGCGAACCGGCGTGAAACCGCTCATCTACATGTCGGAGAGCGTGGTGAACAGCCACGACTGGAGCAGCGTCGCCGGCGCTGATTACGGCTTGTGGGTCGCGAAATATCGCGACATGGCGGCCGATTACAACTACAATATGGAGCTCGCCGGAACGCCGCCAAGCGTAAAATATTGGAGCGGCTACGCGATGTGGCAATGGACATCAAGCGGTCGACTTGACGGCTGGGGCGGCAACCTCGACTGTAATGAGTTCTATGGCGACGCCGAGGCTTGGTATAAGTACGCCGGCGGCGCACCAGCACCAGCTGGACATGCTGGGCAGATTGCCGACGCGCAGCCGACACCGCAGCCAGCGGCCGAAACTTATACAGTGCAATCGGGTGACACGCTGAGCGGCATCGCTGCTAAATATGGCACGACCTATCAGAACTTGGCTGCCATAAACGGCATTCAAAATCCAAACCTGATTTATCCAGGCCAAGTTTTGAAAGTCACCGGCGCGGCGCCAGCAGCTAAATCGTACACAGTGCGCCGAGGCGACACTTTAAGCGCTATTGCAGCAGCGCATGGTACTGATTATCAGACGCTGGCTAATATCAACGGCATACCTAACCCAAACCTGATATTTCCAGGGCAGGTGTTGAGGCTGCCGTAATGGAACCGGATCTGTCGAAAATCACGATCACGAAGTCGAGCCTGTACTTCCGCGAATGCAAAGCTTGCGGCTGCGTGACACTGCACATCGGCAAAGCCACACCAGAAATGCCAGCAGGCTCGACATACAACGATTGCCTGCAGTGCCTGGTGGACGCACACAGCGTACCAGGATTGAGCAGGTGGCACGACCCGAAAACGGGCGAACCACTGAAAGATCCGCGAGGAGCTGTTATCCAGCGAACAGTGGAGGCTAAAATTCAAAACACCGAAAGATGTCTAATTGGAAGCAGTTTCGCTTGACATTTATCAGAGAGATGTAAACTAAAAAGCGTTTTACTTGACATCTGTGAGCAACATGTAAAGTAAATGTAAATTTTAAGGAGAATTTGACATGATAACTAACTTCATCATCACAGTTTTAATACCAGTAGCAGTTATCGGCTTTACTGAATTGGTGCGTCGACTATTTAAGAAAGACTTCGAAGTGGTGATTATCATCGCAGGATCAGCAGCAATCGGCGTTGGACTTTCGCTGCTAACGAACCACGACTGGACGTACGGCCTAGTCGCAGGTTTAAGCGCCAGCGGTGCGATAACCGGCTTGCAAAAATTCGGCGATGCTGTAAAATAGAACTGGAATCGTATTGATCCTCAGACGAGCCAATCTTTCGGTAAGTATGCAAGAAGCCCGCAGCCCCCGCTGCGGTTTTCTTGTGCTAGAATTAAAACAGAGGAGGCGCTAGTCGAAACGCTTCCTCGCCGAAGACTCCATAAAACAAACACCGATCTCCTAAATTAGCCGAGCCAGTTTCGCACACACTCCTGGCTCGGTTTTTATTTACCAGAGAACACCGCGCACGGCATACCAGGCAGACCAGCCATTGCCGTTGCGAGCCTGGCGCTCGCGGTAGATTTGCAGCGCGTAGGTGGCCGCCCAGATAGGATCGCGCCAGTCGCCGCCCGAGAAGTAACCACGATGCCATCTGTCGTTTATCTGGAAGCACCCAAAGTCACGCGAGCCGTCGAAGTTGACCGCGCCGATGGCCGCCGGAAGCTCGGTACGATTTTCATGTGTCATAACGGTGATAGCTCCAGCTTGCAGGTGAGCCGGCCAGACCTTGGCAATGGCCGATCGGCATGTTTCCGGTATAGGCGCAGGTGCAGGAGCGGTCGGCTCTGCCTTTTTCTGCTCGGTTTTGGCGGCTGGTTTTTTATCAGACGGGGCAATGCTCGGCTTTTTGTCCGCAAGCGTTTTATAAGCGGAATGAGAAGCCGAGGCTGAAGTTTCCGGCGGCGTTGGCTGTCGGAAAGAGTGAATCGTAACCGACAGCACCGCGACTAAAATCAATAATGCGAGTTTTTTCATAAAGCACGCTAGTTACTTTTTGGCGACGTCGCCCTCCGCAAGCCAAGCCGATTTGATCAGTTGGCTGACGCTGTAAAGGCCAAGCAGAACCGCTAGCGCAGTAACAATTATATCATTGTAGCGAATTGTTAGATAGCCACAGGCGGTAGCAGGCACAACAATCGTGCCGACGCGCCAGATAGTGCGAGCGCCGCGAGCCGTTGCGATAAATTTGTCATTTTTTTGAAGTTGTTTTGTGAAGTTTTTCATTTGATTATTCCTTTTGATGTTATTTTACAATTTGTGCCGGCTACGATGCCGCCGGCGAGGCAATCGGTATTATTTTACGTAGTTGATGTCATCGACCAGCACTTCGTAGAAAGCCAGCAGGCGGTTGAGGTTGTAAGGATTAGTTACGTACTCATCGTGAATGAAGCTCCGCTCGCCAGTTCGCTTATCGCGGACATTGACGCCGCCGCCAGTGACAATCGCGCCAGATTCGATAAGCTGATTGTGAATGGTACGAATTTTTGGTCTTTCATGGTTGGTAGTCCTTTCGTTTAATTGAT